GCTCTTCCGATCTACATCAAGACAGAAATTTATGACTACCTCGGCGTTTCAAAAGAGATCGTCGAAAACACGGCTACCCCGCAGCAGGAACAGGCTTTTTACAGCGGCGAAATCGCGCCGTTCTTCCGCAAGCTAACGCAGGCGTTCACGAACGTGCTGTTTACAGAACGGGAGATCGGACACGGCAACCGCATCATTTTCGCCGCAAATTCCGTGCAGTTTGCAACGCTGCCCGAAAAGGTGACGGCGGCGAAATTCCTGACGGAGATCGGCGCGGCGACGCTTGACCAGATTTTGACGATGTTCGATATGCCGACAATCGGCGGCGAAGAAGGTGCGCGCCGCGTCCAGACGCTCAATATGGTCAATGCAAAACTTGCCGACAAGTATCAGACGGGCGCAACCGGCGAAACGCCGCCGGATGACCCGAAGAAGGAAAAAGACCCGCCGCCCGCAGAGCCGGACGGCGGAGAAGCAAAGGAGGCTTAACGTTATGGGTATGAAACAAGGGCGCGAATACCGCGCCGTGCAGGATTTTTCCCTCGTTCCCCGCGCAGAAGAAAAGGACGAATACCGCGTGCGCGGTACGGCGGTCGTGTTTGATACGCCGACGGTTCTTTTTGAATACGACGGCGTGAAGTATTCCGAGGTCATTGACCGCAACGCATTTGACGAATGCGATATGTCCGACGTGATTTTTAACTACAATCACGGCGGCAAGGTGGTCGCCCGTCTGCGCAATAAAACGCTTACGCTGACCATCGACGAACGCGGCTTGCACATGGAAGCCGACCTCGGCGGCACACAGGCGGGGCGCGAACTGTATGAGGAAATCGACGGCGGGTATGTCGATAAAATGTCCTTTTCCTTTTCTGTGCGCGAATCCAAGTATGACAGCGTAACGCATACCCGCACGATCACAAAGGTCAAGAAGCTATACGACGTGTCGGCGGTGGATATTCCCGCGTACAAAGACACAGAAATTTCCGCGCGCAGTTTCTTTGAAGTGGAGCATTCAAAGGAACTGGCGGCTTTGGAGCAAGCCGCGCGCAGGAAACGTCTGGTAGCTTTGACATACTGAAAACCCACATTTTTTGAATTTATGGAGGTAAAAACATGAACATTGAGAAAAGACGCGCCGAAATCGCCGCGCGCAAGGCTGAAATCCGCAAGCTGCTTACCGATGACAAGAACGCCGACATTGACGCGCTGGAAAAGGAACTGCGCGAACTGAATGAGGAAGATGCAGGACTCGAAAAGCGTCAGGCAATCGAACGTATGCTGAATTCCGGCTCGGCTACGGGCAATCCCATCGAAAACCCCGTCGCCGCCCGCAGCCTGCCCGTAGAGGATACGGAAAAGCTGTATCGTTCCGCATGGCTGAAAACCTTGCAGGGCAAGTCCCTGACGGACGATGAAAAGCGCGTTTATGAACAGCGCGCGTATTCGACCGCTGCAAACTCTGCGCTGCCCATCATCCCGGAAACGACTGCGAATCAGATCATCAAGAAAATGTACGAGGTCGCCCCGATTTTGCAGCGCTGCAAAATCTTCCACGTCCCCGGCAATTTCAAATTCGCCGTCGAAGGAACGAACAGCGACGCGGCGCTTCACACGGAGAACGCAAGCATTACCGCCGCCTCCGACAGCCTGACTTCCGTTTCCCTGACGGGCTACGAAATCGTCAAGCTGGTCAAGGCATCCCGCGCATCTTCCGAAATGGCGCTGTCCGCGTTTGAAAGCTACATTGTCGAAGTGATTGCCGAATCCATCACCCGCAAGATCGAAAATTACATCTTCACGGGTACGGGCAGCGATCAGCCGGGCGGCGTAAAGGTCGCGGGCAAGGGTACAAGCGGCGCGTACACGGACGGCACAGATCAGGTGACAGTTGCAAAAACGGCATCCTTGACAGAAGAAAATGTAGTTTCGCTTTACGGTATGCTTGCGTCCGGCTATGAGCGAAATGCCGTATGGTGCATGAACAAGGCGACGTTCTTTACTGATTTCTTCCCGCTGATGAACAAGTCGAAGAACAACCTCATCGAATTCGCAGGCGGCAAGTATTACATCATGGGCGCGGAGGTCTACTTCACTGGTTCGCTTGCAGCACATGAAGCGTACTACGGCGATTTCGAGTACATCATCGGCAACTATTCGCAGGACATTACGGTTGTTCGCTCTGAACATTCCGGGCTTGCGACCAACAGTATTGACTACCTCGGCGCGTGCGTCTTTGACTGCAAGCCGGTCGCCGGACTCGGCGCATTCGTGCATCTTACGAAAGCCACGGCGTAACGCGGAGGGCTGAACATGGCAGTTAGCAGCGAATATGTCGCGGCTATCCGTCAACGTTTGCGGCTGACAACCGACAATTTCGACAATGAAATTACCGACCTCATCAACGCCGCCCGCGCAGACCTTGCGCTCGGCGGCGTTGTTGAGGAAAAAGCAAACGACGAAACTGACCCGCTGATTCTGAAAGCGGTCGAAACGTACGTAAAGGCTGAATTCGGGCTTGACAACGATGATGCGGAACGATACCGCGCATCGTACAAAGAGCAGCGGAACGGTCTGACGCTATCGGACAAATACACTGTCGCGGAAGGAGGTTAGCCCGTGTATTGGCGCGATGTCGTGATACTCCGCGCCGTAGTCACGGACACGGACGCGGACGGATACCCGGCGGAAGTCGTGAAGGAAACGCGCGTTTTCGCGGACGTGCAATCCGTCAAGCGCACGGAATTCTACGCCGCAAAGCAGATCGGCATTGATCTTGCAATAACCGTGAAAGTCCGATACGGCGATTATAGCAATCAGGAACGTTTGCTGTTCAGCGGCAAGGAATACAAGGTCGAGCGGGCATACACGGACGCGCGCGAATTCTACACGCTGGAATGCTCTGAATTCAAGGAGGCAAGCGCATGAATGTCAACGAAACGCTGAAAACGATGTTTTCCGACCTCCTGCCGGTCGCCGCTGATACCTACAAGGGCAAAGCGACGGAATACATCGTTTTCAACTATACGGCTATCCCGGAAGATTTCGGGGACGATGATGCGCAACACTGGCGTTATCTTGTCGAAGTGGGGCTATTTACTCCGCATGAAAAGAATTCGCTTGCATACCGACGGGAGATCACGCGGCGGCTTGTCGCCGGGGGCTTTACGCGCCCGACGATCACGCCTGCCTCCGATGAAACCGGGCAGCATTACGTTTTTGAATGCGAGATTTCCGGGGGCGTTGACGATGGCTGAATTATCGACACAGGGGCTTGACGGTCTGATTGACGATATGACGGCGCTTATGGAACTGCCAGACGAAACCGTTTTGGAAATGCTGACGGCGGAGGCGGAAGTGGTCGCCGCCGCGCAGCAGTCCGAAGCGCAGAGCATGGGCGTATATGCGACCGGCAAAACGGCGGGCAGTATTTCATACGACAAAAAATTGAAGGTCAAGGGCGCAAGCCGCGCAATCTACGTTTCACCGAAAGGGACGCGCAGCGACGGAAACAAGCGCCGAAACGCCGAGGTCGCATTCGTCAACGAATACGGCAAGGCTGGACAACCCGCCCGCCCATTCATCAACACAGCAAACGAAAAATCGGCAGACGCAGCCGTTGAAGCGGCAGCGGGTGTCTATGACAAGTATTTGAAATCCAAGAATCTTTAGGAGGTTACATTATGGCACAGTTTGGAGCAAAACGCCCTGTTTTTGCGCCCATCAAGACCACGCCTGACGGCGCATTGCCGACGTATGATTACGAAAAGAAAGTCACAATCGGCAAGCTGGTCAAGGCGGATTTGACCGTTACGAACGCTTCCGGCGAACTGTACGGCGACGATGCGCTTGCGGAAAAAGTCGATATGTTCGCGTCCGGCTCTCTGGCGCTGGAAACGGATGACAAGACAGACGAAGTGCAAACCGCCCTGCATGGTGCGACGAAGGACACGGAAAGCGGCGAAGTCACGGACTCCGACGGCGACGTAGCCCCGCGCGGCGGTCTTGTGTATTACAAGGTCATCATGCGCAAGGGTATCCGCTATTTCAAGGGCATCTTCCATCCAGAAACAAAGGCAATCCTCGGCAACGACAGCGCCGCAACAAAGGGTTCGTCTATCACGTTCGGCACGTCCAACACGACGTTTACGATCTTCCGCTGCAATTCCGGCGCATGGCGCATTACGAAGGAATTCACAGGCGACGGCGCGGAAGCGAATTGTATTGCGTGGTGCGATACGAAACTCGGCAAACCGGCAACGGGTGGCGGCGGTTAAACAATCAGCAGAGCGGGCGCGCGGGATGATTCCGCCGCCCGCTTTGGCGCTATGGAGGTAAAGACAATGAAAGCGGCAAAAATCACGGTTGCGGGTACAACGTATTTCCTCGTCATGGACGGCGAAGCGATGTTTACCATCCGCGACATTTACGGCGGCACGCGCCTGATGCTGGAAAAGATGGAACAGGACACGCGCGAAGGTTTCCTTGAAACGTGCAACGCCGCCGCTATCCTTGCAGAGCGCGGCGAACTCGTCCGCCGCCGGTTGGGATATGAGCCGGGGCGCATCCCGGAACGCGACGATTTCGCGCTTTTGACGCAGCCGTATGAAATCGTCCCGCTGAAACGTGCGATTGCAAACGCAATCAAACTCGGTTACGGGCGCGAGATCACAGCCCCCGGCGACGATGAAGTTGACGAAGGGCTTGAAGAATTGAATCAAAAAAAAACAAGATTCGCCGCGCGGACTATTACAGAATAGCCGTTTTGTGCGGCATTTCCCCGGCTGATGCGCTGTTTATGCCGCCGGGGGAAGTATTTGACTTGTGGGAACTGTATCTGATTGCACACGGAAAAGGCAACAACGGGGAGGGTAACTGATGGCAACGCGCACAATATCAACGAAATTGCAGCTTGACGGCGAAGCCGAATACCGCGCGTCGCTAAAAAATATCAATTCCGAACTCGGCACGCTGAAAAGTGAACTGAAATTGACAGAATCGCAGTTTGCGGGACATTTGAACAGCTACGCGGCGTTGTCTGCAAAGGGCGAAACCCTCGCGGGTATGTATGACCAGCAGGAAAAGAAACTTGCCGCGATCAACAAAATTCTGTCAGAAGCAAAAGACGCGCAAAGCAAATTCGGGAACGAAGTCCAGAGCGCGAAAGACAAAATTGCAAAAACCGAAGCCGCCCTGAATGCGCTTGCGGATGCGGAGGGGGACACTTCCGAACAGCAGGCAAAATTGACGGCGGAACTCGAAGAATACAAGACGGAACTTGCGACCGCCGAAGCGAATCAGCAGAAAGCGACGGAAGCCGTCAACAAATATCAGACGCAGGCAAACAGCGCCGAAGCCGAATTGAATAAACTCGGCAATGAGATCGACGAAAACAACAAGTGCATGGACGAAGCTGCAAAATCATCCGACAAATGCGCTGATTCCGTCGATAAATACAGCGGCAAGGTCAAGAAAGCCGACGAAGATACGGAGAAGTTTTCCGAAAAGCTGAAAACCGGGCTTGTCGCCGGTGCGACGGCGGCAGCGGCGGCGTTTGCGGCGATCAGTGCGGCGGCGGTCAAGCTGGGCGTTGAAGTTGTGACCGCGTATGCGGATTATGAACAGCTTGTCGGCGGCGTGGAAACGCTTTTTCAGGACAGCAGCGGCAAAGTCTTAGACTACGCGAACAACGCCTACAAAACGGCGGGTCTGTCTGCAAATGAATACATGGAAACCGTGACCAGCTTTTCCGCAAGTTTGTTATCCAGCCTCGGCGGGGACACGGAAAAAGCCGCAGACTACGCGGATAAAGCGATTACGGATATGTCAGACAACGCAAACAAAATGGGGTCTGACATGGACAGCATTATGAACGCCTACAAAGGATTTTCAAAGCAGACGTTCACAATGCTTGATAACTTGAAGCTGGGCTACGGCGGCACAAAAGAGGAAATGCAACGGTTGCTTGATGACGCGGAAAAGATTTCCGGCATCAAGTACGATATTTCCAGCTACGCCGACATTGTAGATGCTATTCACGTCATCCAGACGGAAATGGGCATTACGGGAACGACGGCGAAAGAAGCGGAAGAAACGATTTCCGGCTCTATTGGAATGCTGAAAACGTCGTTTCAAAACCTAATTACCGGCATGGGCGACGCGGATGCAAATATTGACCAACTGTGCGATAACGTCGTAAATTCGTTCAAATCCGTCGTAAAGAATATTTCTCCCGTAATTCAGAATCTTGCAAAGACGATTCCGAATGCAATGGAGGGGATTCTGGATGCGATCAGCCCGCTAATTCCTGAATTTCTGGAACTCGGCGTGAATCTGTTTGAAGCCCTGCTAAACGGCATCATAGATATGCTGCCGGAATTGAGCAGCACGGCGGCGGAACTGATTACGACGCTGATTACGGGCATCGTGGAGGCGCTGCCGCTTGTAGTCGAAGCGGCGGCGCAATTATTGACCGCGCTTGTTGAGGGTATCGGGGCGGCGCTGCCGACGCTGATTCCGGCGGCGGTGGAAGCCGTCACACAGCTTGTGCAATCACTGATTGACAACATTCCGCTGCTCATTGAAGCGGCGTTGCAGCTTGTCACAGGGCTTGCGGAGGGCATCATTGAAGCGATTCCCGTATTGCTGGAGGCGCTGCCGGAACTGATTGAAAGCCTGATTTCGGCGTTGCTTGAAGCCGTCCCGCAGATCATCGAAACGGGCGTGACGCTCTTCCGACGATCATTCAGACGATCATTGCGGTACTGCCGCAGATCATCACAAGCGTCATTCAAACGCTTTTGACGCATTTGCCGGAGATCATTGACGCGGGTTTCAAGCTGCTTACGGCGCTGATTGACAATCTGCCGGAGATCATTTTGACCATTGTCGAAGCGCTTCCGGAAATCATTTCTGCAATCATAAAGGCTTTGACAGACAATATACCGCTTATCGTAGAAACCGGCGTGAAGCTGCTTACGTCCCTGATTACGAATCTTCCGCAGATCATCGCGGAAATCGTGCGGGCAATGCCGGAGATCATTACCGGCATCGTCAATGCGCTGTCAGAGGGCATTTCACAGGTAACGGAAGTCGGCGCGAACATTGTGCGCGGCTTGTGGAACGGCATTCAGTCCCTTGCCGGTTGGCTTTGGGATCAGGTTAGTAGTTGGATTTCCAGCATTTGGGACGGAATCAAAGATTTCTTCGGCATCGCATCCCCGTCAAAACAGATGGCATGGGTGGGGTCAATGCTTGTCGAGGGTCTGGCGGGCGCAATCGACAAAGACGGCGACAAAGCCGTTGCAGCCGTTGACGATATGGCGGCGGGCATGATTGCGGAAGTCGAGTCCGAAATGGCAAAGGTCAACGCTTCCCTCGCGGATGGCATCGGGGACATTGAAACGGGCTTTACCGCGCGGGCGACCATTCAGGAAGTCGCCGCGTCTATTCCGGCATCCCTGAACGCTGGACGCATGGGAGCGGGCGCGACCGCAGGCGGCGAAACGACCGTTACAAATCATTTTCACATTGCGGCGCTGCAAGTGCGGGAAGAAGCCGACGTGAAGAAGGTTGCAAAGGAACTCTACAATATGCAGAAAACGAAAACGCGCAGCAAGGGGGTCGTTACGTAATGATTGGATTTACATTCAACAACGTCCACAGCCGGGACATGGGCGTAGTATTCAAGTCCGATGACAGGACGCTGCTTCCGGCAAAACGAATCACGCAATACAAGATTCCGGGCAAGTCCGGCACGTATGACATTGCAGACGGCTACGACAACCGGCAGATTTCATGCACAGTCGCTTTTGTTGGAGCGGGCAACGCATACGCGGGCGTTCGGCAGACGGCACGTGCCGTCGCGGAATGGCTCTCCGGCGACGGTCTGCTTATTTTCGATGACGAACCAGAAAAGGCGTACAGCGCAAAGGTCATTGACGGCATCGGCATTGAACAGATTGCCGTTACCGGGCATTGCAGCGTTACGTTTTTGTGTGAGCCGTTCGCGGAATCCATCGGCTACAACCAGAAAGCCGTGCAGTCCGTTTCCCTGCCGGATACTGTCACGATTAACGTAAAAGGCACACAGGAAACCGACGGGCTGATTTACATTACAGCGCGCGGCACAATTACGAATTTGACCGTTACGCGGTTAAAGGTGAATTAAAGAACGGAGGTATTTCAACATGAGCGCATTATCAAACGTCCACGCGACAAGTCTACTGAACACATCCTTGCGCAGCGGCACGTACTACCTTGCATTGTTTCTGACTGACCCGACGGCAAGCGGAAACGGCACGGAAGTCAGCGGCGGCGGATACGCCCGCAAGATCATCACGTTCGGTACGCCGTCGCTTGTGTCCGGCAAAGAACAGGTCACAAACAGCGCTGCCGTCGATTTCGGCACGATGACCGCAGACCTCGGCACGGTCGCGTATTGGGGCATCTACGATGCACAGTCAAGCGGCAATCTGCTTTGGTACGGCTCGTTTTCGCGCAGCAAGAATGTGTTGAGCGGCGACGCAATCACGGTTTCGACGGGGGCAATCGTCTGTACGCTGTCATAAGGGGGCAAGACCATGTTTAACCGCTCTGCATACAACAGAACATCGTTTAACCGTTCATCGTCCATCGTCTTTGAATGGCTTGCGACGGCGAACGCGGAAACGGATGCGTCAGCGGCGGTCAAGATCATCCGGCATTTGAACGGAGCGGTCGAAGCGGTTGCAGAAGCGCGCGGCGTGATTATCCGCGTCGTGCTGCCGTCTGCCATTGCAGAAGCAGAATCATCCAGCGTGGGTGATTACATCCGCATACTGTTCTTTGACGCGATGGCGGAAGCCGTAGCGACGGCGACCGCAACAGGCGTTTCAACGTACGGTTCGATTACGATGCAATTCCCCGGTCTGACCATGACAGCCGGTGACGAACTGATTATTGACACAGGACACATGACGATCACGCTGAACGGTGCGAATGTCATTGACCTTCTGAGCGATGACAGCGAGTTTTTCAAGCTGAAACCGGGCGAAAACGACATTATCGTAGAGGGCGGCACGACGGCGGACATTAAAGTTTTGTGGAAAGACAGGTGGCTATAATGAAAGTCCCACAGATTTTTGACCGCAACATGAAGCGCCTTGCGTTCCTTGACAACGCCGTTTCCGTCGGCTATTCGCTGGAAATCAATTCGTTATGGACGGCGACGTTTACGCTTCCGGCGGACGATGACAAGAACGCCTATTGCCAGCCGTTGAATTTCGTTGAAATCTTTGACGGCGACGAAAGAATTGACCTGTTTCGCATCATCGGGGAAGATTTGGAGCGCAGCAACGGCGCGACGCGGTTCTATGACTGCGAACACGTCCTTGCTACGCTCCTGTCCGACGTGCTGTTTCAGTACCATCAATACGGCGGGGGCGGCATCAAGACCGCCGACGTGCTGAACTACGTGCTTGCGCGGCAGACAACGCGCAACTGGGTTTTGGGCGATTGCGATTTCAAGCGGTATTTCGAGTACAACTGGGAAAATTCAACGCTGCTTGCGGCGCTGTTCGCCGTGCCGGAATGCTTTGACAGCGAATATATGTGGACATGGGACACGACTGTTTACCCGTGGACGATTTCGCTTGTAGCGCCGTCGGACACGATGAAAAGCGAAGTCCGATACGCGAAGAACATGACCTCGATGAAAAAGACCGTGGACGCATCCGGCATCGCAAACCGCATTTATGCCCTCGGTTACGGCGAGGGCGTGAATCAGTTGACCATTGCGGGCGTGAACGGCGGCAAGCCGTATGTCGAGGATGCAATGAGCATTCAGCAGTACGGGCTATGTTCAACCATCCTTGTAGACAGCCGGTATGAAGTCGCGGAAAACCTCAAGGGCTACGCGGAACAGATGCTTGCAGAACTGAAAAACCCATATGTCAGCTATGAGATTGGCGCAATCGACCTTCACAGGCTGGCCGGCGACACGTTTTCAAAATTCCGCCCCGGCGAGATCGTCCGCGTCGTGGATGAAGCCGACGGCATCAACCTCCGCACGCGCATTGTCAGCGTGGAGAAAAGCGACGCGCAGGGCGACCCCGGAAGCGTGACTGTGACCATAGCCAACAAGTCAAAGGACATTGCGGGCAGCATTTCGGAACTGCAAAACCGCGCCCTCATCAACGAAACGTATGCGCAGGGCGCGACGAATCAGCAGATTTACAATTTCACGGACAACGCCGACGCAACGCATCCGGCGACGCTGAAACTGTATATTTCTGATTCCGTCGTGCGTATCAACAAAATGCTGTTAAACATCCAGTTTGAAGCATTCCGCGCGTATGAAAAAGCAATCGGCGGCGGTGGCGGGCAGACAACCTCCAGCGGCGGCGGACAAACAACGTCATCCGGCGGCGGTTCGACCACATCCAGCGGCGGCGGGTCTACAACCTCGTCCGGCGGCGGAACAACGTCATCGTCAACAAGTCTGCGAAGCAGCAACACAATCAATTCTTCGGATAATGGCGGCAGCGGCGGCGAAAATCACAATCACGGTCTTGCGCGCGGCGACCGCCTTGCGCTGATAGACTACAACAACAATATCATCGGCGGCGTGAATTTCGTGCCGTCCGGCGCGCATACGCATCCGGGGCATACGCATACCGTCGGTTCGCACACGCATAGCGTCAGCGCGCATACGCATAGCGTCAGCGCCCATACGCACACGGTAAAGGCGCACACGCACACGGTTCAAGATCATACACACAAAATCGAATTCGGCATCTATGAGGGCGCGCGGGCATCTTCGGCAACGATCAAGGTTGACGGCGTGGAAATCCCTGCCCCGGCATCGTATGACAATCTGGATATTGTCGAGTACCTGAAAACGGACGGCAGCGGCAAGATTCAGCGCAACGCATGGCATACGATTCAGATTTTACCGAATTCCATGAGCCGCATTGTCGGCGCGGTATTCATGCAGACGTTCTGCAATTCGCGCGGCGGCGGCGATTACTAAAACGGGAGGTTACGCAATGGCAGAACTTGCAAAAATGTACCCGCCACAGGCGAACACGCCGGAAACGTCCCTGTCCGGCGCGCTGACGGCAGCGGGAACGACCGTAAACGTCGTTGACGGGACAATGCTGCCGGATGCGCCGAACTTGCTGACAATCGGCGCGGACGGGTCTACGGCGGAAACTGTGCTGATGACCGAAAAGAGCGGGAACGTGCTGACCGTTGTACGCGGGCAGGACGGCACGACCGCGCGGGCGTGGTCTGCGGGCGACGTTATCGGCAGATATTTCACGGCGGCAGATCAGAAAGCAATGCAGGACAACATTACAGCCCTGAACAACGGAAAAACGGAAAAGGTCACATCCCCGACGGATGGCAACCTCGTCGCATTTGACGGCACGACCGGCAAGCAGAAAGACAGCGGCAAAAAGCCGGGAGATTTCGCCGCTGCCAG